CTATTGGTATGTGACACGGAACGGCCAAAGAATATCAGAGGGCGGACCGTTCTCGACTAGTCAATCGGCCAAAAGATTCTTGGACAGCCACAAAGACGAACTTTCAGATAAATATGGGAATAGTAAGGTCGGGAACAAAACCTTTGCCATTATTCAAAAGACACCCTTTGGAACAGTGAAGATTTGCGAGTGGGAAGCCAACAGTGCCGAAGAAGCCAAACGTGAGTTTGAACAGCAAAACCCTGCATACGCCAACGGCAAAAGGGGAACAATCACGGCTATGACAAAGAACTCAAAGACCGTAAACATCCGTCCGAATGGCATTGAAGACCTGACCGGTAAAAACGTTTGGGTAAAAGACAAAGGGGACGAATGGAAAGTCTATGTGCTCCAAGACAAAGGCGAAAAGTTATACATCAGGGACACAGACGGTCACATGGGATGGGTGGACATCGGTAGAGTGACAGGACTTGTCGGGAATAAGAAGACAGGTAACGCTTCCTTGTCTGACATGAGATTCTGTTTCAAACAAGCAAGAAAACAACCCGAATTATATCCTGATCTAAAAGGCGATGAAATGCAAGCATGGCTGTATTTCCTTGAAAATTACAAATGGACAGGAACAGGGTGCGTCAAAGTCAAAAAAGGTAATTCACAGACCGGCAACGAGGAAACCAAGGCCGAGAGAAAGTTCGGCAAAGTCATGGGAGAATTTGAAGAAGGTTCTTTGAAAACACCGCAAGGAAAGACTGTGACCGATCCGAAACAGGCCAAAGCAATCGCATACAGCGAGGCCGACAAAGTCGACAACGTTAGACCTGGTTTTACAAAAGAAGAAGAATTCTTCATAAAACACCCTGGTGCAAATTCAAGAGAGCATCTCATTAAGCTGATTGAGTTAGCCAAGAAAGAAGGTCTTTCTAGAGAATTCATAAATGATATGGAACACGATCTAAAATCGTGGAAAGTCAAAAACGAAGGAGTGGTAGGCAACGCTCAATGGTCTCGTTCATATTATAAAGGAAAAATTGATCCAGCCAAGTGGAGTGAATTTGAGAGAGAGTTTGATAAATTAAATCAAAGACATATTGAAGAAAAAACGCTTGCAGAACAAGACGGTAAAAGACCGGACTTTGAAAAGCAACAACGTGAAGCAGAATCAATCGTTAAGAAGTATGCGGTAAGTAACCTGCAACGTGCCAGGAACGCCATGAAGACAGGGAACGAATACAAGAAATCCGATGCCATGAAAGACATTTCAGAATATCGCAGACAAATGGACAACATTGACCGAGAAATCACAAGGTTAAAGTCCAAAAGGGACAGCGAAAAGGATGAGAGAATCCAAAGCCAACTTGACGATAAAATCGATGAACTGGCCGAGAAACTTTCATACTTGGAATCCGACATGGCTGAAGCTAAAAAGGCTATTAAGACAGGAAATTCTGACATTACACTTTGGAAAGGACATGACTCTGCATACATTAAGGAAGACGGACACGTCCAATATCTTGAGAACAATGCGTTTGTTGTTGAAGAAGACAAATACAACTCTCAGGAACAGGCAATCGAAGATTTAACCAAAAAAGGATATCATAAATAACATAAAAGGAGGGCAATATGGCCGAAACACAAAACAAACTACCGATTTCCGTTGACGTTCAGGTGTCTTTATCCAAGGCACAGGTCGCCACCGGAACAGACATGACAATCATGTGCTTATGCACACCGAATGTCGATTTCCTGCACGGAAACCGCTTTGGGTTATACATGACTGCCGATTCGTTTAACAAAATCTGCACATCCGGCGACAGCGTGTGGTGGGCAGGTAATGCTTTCTTCTCCAAAACAAAACGTCCGAACCAAATCGCTGTCGGCCGTGTATATGAAAGCGACCAACCTGCCTACCTGTTATCAGGCGGACTCGTGGTTGACAACCTGGCAAGCATCTCAGATGGTGCTTTCACAATTACCATTGACGGCACAGCGGCCACAATCAGCTCGTTAGACTTTACAGGTGCAACAAGCGTGGAAGATGTGGCGAGCGTGATCAACACAGCCCTGTCAACGTCCGGCACTTGCACCGTCTATAAAGGAAACATTATCATCAAGTCTGCCACGACAGGTGCTTCGTCCACAATCAGTTATGCAGGAACACCTGGCTCAGGCACAGACGTGTCTGCCCTGTTGGGTTTAACAGAAGCCACAGGTGCGGCGTATGCTGACGGATACGTTCATGGCACAATCGCTGACGAATTGCAAGCCATCGCTGATGCGGCCACCGCAGGCGGATATTTCTTCTATGGTTGGGTGTTAGATAGTTCATACCGTGACACCGCCGACCAATTAGAAGCGGCTGCGTGGGTCAATGGTCGTTCGTTTAGAGCGGTCGGTGCATACTGCACAAACAACCCGAATGCATACAACCCTGCATCCACGGCCAACAACGGATACACGGCTATGAACAACGGATGGAATACGGCCAGTTTCACGTATGACGACAACGCTCAGGTCTATCCTGACATTTCATACTTGGCCAACTTCTTGGCGGTCGACTACAATACAGCCAACTCGACAATCGCAGGCAAGTTCAAAGATGCTGACGGCATTCCGGCGGCCAACTTCCCCGATATCGAAACAAACGTCCAAACGTTAAAGAATAGAAGAATCAACACCATCACCGGAATTGTCGGCCAAACGCTGAAATATTTCCGTGAGGGCGTTCAATCTGGTAGCGCATGGTCAACTGACGGATGGGTCAATGTCTGCAACTTTATCGCAGAACTCGAAATCGCCATCCTGAACGTGTTCCTGCGTTCGAAGAAAGTTCCTTATACACAGGACGGACAGAACCTGCTCATTGCGGCTGCGTCCAAAATCTGCAACAAGTATAAGAACAACGGCTCGTTCGCTGACCGAATTGAGGAAGACCAAACGAGCGAAACAGGAATCAAGATTATCCCTGCTTGCCAAATCGACATTCAAGACTTGGGTGCGACAACGGCGGCTCAACGTGCGGCGCATATCGGCACACCGTTGACAATTACCGTGCAAGATGCCGGTTGGATGGGCTCAATCGCAATCAATGTTGACGTAGAATCATAAGGAGGAAACCATGGCAAGAAAAGAAATCTACAACCAAAAGAACACAAAACTCGTGTTCAATGGCGTGACGACCCAAGGCTTTGCCGAGGGAACGTCCATTACCGTTGAATTCGTGGGTGGCGAGGTCGATATTACCGAGGGAACGGACGGCGGTGGGTTAAACATTGCCACAATCCAAGGTATCAGAATCCAAGCGACATATCGTGAAACGTCACCGTCAATCGATATGTTCAATTTGGCTATTGAAACACAGCAAGCGACATCAACGCCGAACGTTGTGTTATTGCAGACAGGCGCAAACGTGAAATACACGCTGACGAATGCTCTTGTGTCCAAGCCCGACAATTTCTCGTCCGGCGACAAGAAACAAGGGTCGCAGACGTTCACATTTGTGGCCACGCAGTATATCGCAGCGTAAAACATAATGTCATAAGGGGAAACAATGGCAGAAATAAAAGCAATAGCAATAAACGGCAAGACATACAAAGTGCAAACCCTGTCGGTGCTTGACACCCTGGACTTGCACTTGGATGCCGTAGAAGCCTTTGGAGAATCAGTGGGAAAGTTCGCACTGCTCTTAGGCGACATAAAGATGGGAAAACAACCGACCAACGATGATTTCTGTTCCATATTCAAGGGAATCGATTCGTCAAAGATTAAACCGTTCAAGAAACGGATACTGGCGCAGGTCATCACACCCGAGAACAATTTCCTTGGGGACGACGTGACAATCGAGGGGTGGTTTTCCAGACCCGAGAACAGTGAAGACGTTTGGCCGTTATTGCTCAAAGCGATGGAAACTCTGTTGGGAAAATACTTGCCGAACTTTCTAAGGGAACTGACGACAAAAGCGTTGGAGAAAGCACCGGCGGAGAAATCGACATCCCAAGAGAATTCCTAAAAGAAGCCATGGTCAGCGATGTCCTGCACTATGGGCTTCTGACATACCAAGGACTGGCCGATGGAACGGTGTCTATAGAAACGTTCTTTCGAGCCAAGAGGCAGGCAAAATTCATGGCTTGGCTGAAGAACAAGGCCTTGCACATGGGACACAACGAAGAGGTGGAATATTTTGAATAATGGCTACAGTAAATGAACTCGTCACGATGCTCGGATTCTCGTTGTCCCCAAACGCAGGCGCAACGATAGGCCGGTATAAACAATCATTACAAGGGATATACGAAACAGCCCAACAAGTCGGGTTAGCGGCCAAAGAGGCGGCCGAGGGATTATACACAACGACAGAAGCGGCCAAAACAATGGAAACGTGGTCAAAGGCCACGAATATGTCAATAGAAGACCTGCAAAGATGGCAACGTGTCGCAGCCGAAAGCGGACAGAAAGCAAATAAACTGTTTGCCGTGTTAGCCGAGTGGAGAAAGAACCCACTAGCCACAAAATCAACAATATTTGAATGGGCGGATACTTTAAAAGCGGCATCGCACGCAGAAAGACAGGCGTTGGCTGCAAAACTGGGCATACAGGACCAAGAACTCATTGACCTGTTCGCACAAGGGTCGGAAAAGATTAAAGCCATAATGGACAAAGCCATTGTGATAGACAGCGACATTGTCGAAAAGTCGGCAAGGACACACGACAACGCTGTGGCCATAATGGAATCGGCTGAAAAGTCTAGGCAACAGGTCTTTATGTCAATAACTGCGTGGGCAAAAGAAGGATCGGAACAGTTAAAAGAATACCTTGAAACGGCAGAAGGACAGAAAAAGGCATTCCAGGCACAAACGCTTGGCGGTGCTATTTTGGGGACAAAAGGGATAACTGTTGCCGCAAAGTTGGCCGGTCTTGGGAAATCCATACTTGGTGCTATTATGGCTCACTTTGGAATCGGTGGTGGTGTTGCTACAGCAGGCGCAGGCGGTGCTACAGCAGGCGCAGGTGGTGCGGCGGCAGGAGGCGGATTTTTCAGTTCTGTAATGGCGGCGGCGATATTCAAGTCAATTTACGATGAAGCAGGATTCGCATACGACCTGTCGAAAAAGGGAGTTTCAAAAACACTAGACGAATACAGGAACTTTGAAGGTGGAATGGACTGGGTCAATTTCGCCAAAATCTCTGTTCTCGCAGCAGACGAAATTATGGACAGGCTCGGATATCAAGACCAATACACACAGGTTGGAAAACTGCCAACAACAATTCAGGACAATAAGACAATCAACGTCTATGTGACAACGCCGTCTGAAATCAAAGACGTAATTGACAATTTCAGCGACTATCAACCAACAACGCCAGGCGGATTCTCGCCGATAGTTAATTAGGAGGCACAATGGGATTCGGCGTAGCAAACATTCTAAATAAATACGCAAGGCCTGCTCTTATCAGCTGGGACGACTGGGAATACGTAGAAGAAAACGGATTCTATGGACTGGTCGAAAAGGGTAGCATAAATGTAGACGTGCGCATATCAGAAACGCACAAATACCAAAACAACGTCGTGACACAGACAATGGAAGACGGTTCTGTCATAGACGAACACGTGATCAACAAACCTGTCGAACTATCGCTACAGTTTGAAGAAACGAACAACACGGCACTGGCCAACGGTCTGTTAGGTAGCGTGAGCATACAGAATCAAATCGGTCAATTCAGCCCTTGGCTCAAATCGAAACTGGGCGGACCAGTAAGCACGTTTGAAAAACTGACCCAACTGGCCGTCAGAAAAGTCCCTTTGACCATAACGACACAGCACGCCATATACACGGACATGGTCATAAAGAATATGCCCATCATCCACAGTGCGCCGTATCGTGGAAGACTGCAGGTGGCGTTTGACGTGGTGCAACTGAATTTCTCAAAGACAAAGACATTTACATACTCGGCAAAAGAAAAGGGAACGCAGAAAGCGGCATCCGAGAACGTAAACAGCGGACAGCAGGTCACATTACCATTTTCGATATAAGAGGGGACAATGGCAGAGTTAATTCCATTTGACAACACAGGATGCAGAACGATAGACGTGCCGTTGGGCGAGAACGTCTACCGCTTGCGCACATATTACTTGCCGACCATCAAGCGGTGGCTGTTGGACATCACAAACACGTCAGACGAACCAATAGTGGTTGGAATCTCGCTCAATGTGGGCGTGGATAACCTTGTGGCAGGAAAAGCCGCCGAATTTGATGGACAGACGATTCGTTGTGTAAGTCTTGACGGCTCAGAGAACGACACACCTGACAGTTTAGGAAACACGTGCCAAGTGGTCTATTATCCCAAGGGAGAAACACCGCCTGTCATGTATAAGGATAAAATGCTAGATTAGGGACGATGAATGAGCGGACAATACGAACTCACTGTTGAAATTGGACCATTCCAAGAATGGGTAGGGCGCAAGGATGCGACAGGCCTGCGCATTGTGTCCAATGGCGACATCAACAGCATGAAAGTAAAAGTCCACATTGAAAAGACGATAGTCGGTTTCCCTGCCGATGCAAGAATCGCCATATGGAATCTGAGCAAACGAACAAGGAACGCACTGCGCACACCAGGGTTAAAGGTTGTCGTTTGGGCAGGATACCAAAGCGGAAAGAAAGAACAACTCTACACAGGCTCACTGCTAACCGCACCGACAGCACGGTCGGGCGCAGACTGGGTCACAACGCTGATATGCCGACCTGCATACTCAAACATGGTTCAAAAGGTCGTGTCAAAAACGTGGGAAAAGGACGTTCCACTGTCAAGGGTGCTACAAGATATCGTGGCCGAAATACCTAACGTCATCTACGACCCTGAGAACAAGAACATAACAGGCAAAATCGGATACAGCGGATTCTCTTATATGGGAACAATAAACGGCGCACTGAACAAACTAGGCGACCAATTCGGGTTCTCATGGAACATAACAAACGGCGTGTTCACGGCCATAATGGACGACAGCACCGCCGCAGCAGGAATCAGTCTGTCAAGCATGACCGGACTGCGTAAGGTTTCCCCACGCCTCTCCGGAATCATGTCAACACAGATTGGGGTGGACATATCTTGCCTTTATAGGCAGGGGATGACACCTGGTCAACTCGTTCGTATTGAACCAAGTGTCAGCTACGAACTAGCAGGCGATTACAAGATTCATACGATCGAGTATGACCTATCACCCAAAGACGAAGAGTGGGGTATAAATATCGTCACTTTCATACAGATTCCACAATTGCAAGGGGTGGGACAATGACAGACTACAGACTCATCATAAGTGAAGAAGAAAAGGTAGACGTGGACTTTTGGCGCAACGCCATGAAACTCAACACGTGCATACCTGCCATCGTTGATACGTTCGATGCGACAACGCAAAGGGTGTCGGCAGTTCCTGCGATTATGGCAAAGGTCGTCAAGCCTGACGGCACAGTGGAATACATACAATGCCCGAAGATAACAAATATACCACTGGCTCTGTCTAAAGGAAACGGACTGCTCATAACCTACCCGATAAAACAAGGCGAAGACTGCACGCTGATATTCAGCCAAAGGTCAATCGACAACTTTCTGCTCGAGGGTGGGATACAACGGCCGTTCGACACTGATGCACCCATAACCACAACACTGCGGTGCATGGACATGAGCGATGCCATGTGCTTTCCAGGTGTAATAACAAACAAGGAAGCAATATCAGCATACGCAACGGATGCGGTTGAAATCAGAAACACAGACGGAACAGTAAAAGTGGCGGTCAAACAAAATTCCTTGCATTTGAAGCAAGAAAGTGCTACAGTGGATATCGTTGGAGGAAATATAACAATGAACGCCGCTACGATAAACATCACCGGAACGTCAGCAATAAACATTTCAAGTCCGGCAACGACAATCGATTCGAAGACGTTCTTGACACATATCCACACAGGTGGAACGATACCGCCTAACAGCACGACTGGAGGCGTAGTATGAGCGGATACACAGACATAGCCATCGACAACTACACAAATGACGTGGCCTACGAGAATGGGCGCATCAAATACACCATAAACGCTGACGAAGTCCTTCAAAGAGTCAGAACCTGCCTAAGACGAATCGAGGGCGAATGGTTCTTGGACACAAACGCAGGCGTGCCATATTTCAACGGAGAAATGCTCGGTGGCAAGGACGTTGAATACGTGAAACTGGTTCTGCGCAAGGAAATCCTGCGAATCGTTGGCGTGAAAGAAATACAAACAATCGATATCGCTATGAATAGCACGACAAAGCACGTGAGCGTGTCAATAACAATAAAGATAGACGATATCATCTACAGTTT